CAATTAGGTACGATAGCGATATTGTTTGTCAAGATAGCGAAGGTATATTTGATGAATGTTATTGCCCAATGCACCAAACTACTATGGAGACATTCTAATGAAGTCAATATCAAGAACGATAGATGAATTAGTTAGTGGCGAAATAACTACTAATGACGAGACTGTATACATAGAGATGACATGTAGTGAGTGGGAAAAAAAGTATAAGCCAGGTCTAATGCTAGATACAGATGATGACTTTAAAGAAGTTATGAATGCTAACCCGTTGAATGTATGGACAGAAGTACATGCGAGCGGAAGTTTTGACGGTATTGAGAGCGGGTTAGTATATTGTGATAGATTAGGTTACTACATTACAGAAGTAGCACGTAATAAGAATGAAGTTATTACTATTGATTATCATGCAGAATGTGATGATGAGTATGAGTACCCCGATTGTTGTGAAAAAGACTGTGCTGTATGCGAGGATAGATTTGATGATAACTTTGTTACTAAAGTCAAAGACGTGTTCGTATGTAACCATTGCAAAGTCGAGCTAAATCGTAAAAGTTAAGAAATTAGATCGTTGGAAAAAGGAATAAAAGAATGAATATAGTTTTAATAATTAGCGGGTTAAGTTTATTTATCCTGGTGTTAGGGTTTTTATATTACGGCATAAAAAATATTATTGAATAACTTGTAATTAAATTAATAGATAGTATGTTTATAGAAGGAAGGACAACAACAACATGAAAACAAAACTAACAAAAAAACAAATAGAAATAGAAATAGCTAAGGTTAATTTATTTAATACCATTTATGGTACAAACTTAGAGACGGAAGTATATAACGACAAACAAAAAGAATGGATTTATAACGGTGTAACACTAGCCGAGCATATACAAAAAGAAAATTTATATGAGAAAATAGAAACAACTAAGCCGACTATTTATGCAGTCATAAGACGCGTTAGCCCTAACGGTATGAATAGGCAGATGAGCTTTTTTTGTATTAATTCTTTAACCGAATTAGGCGGTTTTGTTATCGGCTCTTTGACGGATACAAGATTAATAGATATTACGTACGATTTTAGTTTAGTATTAGATGAAAAAGAGCCGTTCACAAATAGCAATTATTATAACGTCATTAAGGTAAGTGGCGCAGGTATGGACATGGTTTTTCATTGTGTTTATACTTTATCTAGTATTTTATTTAGAGGCGTTGACGGTTTAGAGGACTTAGACCGCAGAGGATATTTACTTAAACACCAGGCAATATAATTTTAACCATGTTATCAATGCCCTTGTTTACGTACTAATAAACAACAACATGGTTAGACAGATAGCCCGCTATGTTCCGCCCGAACGGTAGCGGGTTTTTCTGTATCTAAATCGGTACTTGTAAAATGTTTAGATCTTAGCTAAAGTATTATTATGTTATTAATTAGGAAGGAAAACAACATGAAAAGATACGATTACACCTTTACAACTAAGGAAGGTAAAAAGACTATACGCGTAACAAAAGGACTAAAAGGCGCTATAAAACAATTTAATGAGCCATTCAGCGAAGTTGTTTACGTCAACAAAAATGGAAACATGCAGAAGGTTAACCCGATACTATGATTAATGAAATCGTAGCTATGTTTGATATATTTTTCATGCAGGTTATAGCGTTTATTTACGTATTGCTTGCATGGGATATGTCGGGACAATTGGCGGATAGATACGCGTTAAGGAAGTATCAACGACAACAAGCTAAGACCAGGATTGCAAGCTAGTTTTTGTTTTTCATAGAATTTCTACTAGCAAGCAGAGAGAGAGCGGGACAAATAGCCCGCTTTTTCTTTTTGGTACTTGCAATAAGTAATAGCGGGTTTTATAATGTTGTTATTAGTACAAAAAATGAGAGGAAATATTATGCCGATTAAAATGTTATTAGCGTTAAGTTATTTCTATCCTAATGGATTAGAGACTAGCGCAGAGAAATTGCTTGATTATCTAAAAGACCATAGAAAAAAGCTCAATAAATACTATAAAAAATCTAAAAAAGAATTAGACGCGCAAAGCCCTTCGGGTGTTAATCGTATGCTCACAGAGGATAGCATATATTCTTTTTATGACTTAGCTATGGTACGGGTTAACATTGGCGAGCTTGAATTGAGTATCAACAAACAATCAAAAAAGATTATAGAGTTGTTTCTTGAATTACAAGATGACGTAGAGAGATTAGAGGAATTAAACACACATGCTTTGTTTAAAGACATTAGAAAACATAGAAGCATGAGAAGTGAGAAGGCGCGAGCAAGAAATACTCAAGATCCACAGAATTTAACAAGTAACTAAGTAACAAGCACACACACAGAGAGAGAGCGCCAACCCTAAGGCGCTTTTTCTTTTATCTTTTTTAAGGTACGGGTATAGCAGTTTAAAGAAATAGTATCCGTTCTAGTTGGCGAGCGTATAGCCAGGCAGTTACGCGCATATCGTGTACGATACGAGGCAGAACGTCACAAACAACCCTACGACTAACACAGATTGATATATATAACCCCCATAGTTAAACCTGAGGTGTGCGGAAATATATATGAATACGTCAATGTTTATGTGGTAATTTGTGGAGGTGGTAGGAGTTGCACCTACGTTAAGTTAGTAGCTTTGGAACAAACGATCTATCTTATTTCTAGAACACCCCCAGTAGACAGTATACTATATGTTGGTGTACTATATGCAGTATATAACAACTTATTACTGTGTAGCAGTAAAGTTTGTTATATTGGCTCGGGCAGTCGTTGTAGGTGTAGCTAACCCTGTGTCACTCCCAACCCAACGCAGTTTATTAAGTCTAGTAACGATATGTAGTGTGTTTCTCTCTCTGTAATAAATAATATGTGAGGAATGTGGCTCAACCCACGACTGGTGCGGTCCTGCTAGCCCAACACTTTAAAACATGATCTTTATCTTACGGTACTTGTAAAGGCAGGAATACCATAATGTTTGTTCCGATTAGTATATCTATGCTACACTATACCATAACAGTATGTCAAGTAAACAAAAAAACACCATTTGCACAGCTTCAGATTGTCTAGTCCCATTACCAGAAGGTCGTCAGAAGTACTGTAGTGATACTTGTGCCAATAGAACAAAGAAAAGGGCATATAGGGCTAAGAAAAGTGCAAGTGACATGCAGGTCATTAAAGAGGTAAACCCCAACGTACAGAAACGTAGAGGGGATTATTACGCTATTATGAAACAAAAAAATTTTTTTCACGACATATTGAGTGGTGCTAAAACGAAGAAAGAGGTTGCAGACATACTAAGCTGTTCAGCGGCTAGTGTATCTAGGGCTATGGCAGCATACTTAGAAGATACTGCTAAGAAGGCAGAACACGAGAAGCGAGAGCAAGCGGTTGTGGGGGAAATTCAAGAGGCGGACGTAGACGACTTTGTACGCTTTAGAGATGAGTATTTCTTAACAGAACAGAATAAAAATTATGAGACACCAGACTTTCAAAAAAGGTGGATAAGTGCTATCTTAGATAGTATACAACACGGTAAACGGTTGATGATATTGTCGCCACCTAGACATGGGAAGACAGATCTGTTAACACACTTTTGTGTCTACATGATTGCTAAAAATCCCAACATACGTATCATGTGGTGCGGTGGTAACGAGGATATTGCAAAGAATAGTGTTGGTGCAGTATTAGACCATTTGGAGAACAATGAAGGACTTATCCAGGATTACGGAGATTGGGACGGATTTAGACCTGCTAATAGAAGCGGAAAAAGTTGGTCGTCCAGTCAATTTACTGTTGCAACTAGAACAGTCTCTGGTATTAAGTCGCCAACTCTTGTCGCAATTGGAAAGGGAGGTAAAATCCTTTCCAGAGACGCAGACCTTATTATTGCAGACGACATCGAGGATCATGGAAGTACTGTGCAACCAAGTGCTAGAGAGAACACCAGGAACTGGTGGACAACAACATTACAGTCACGTAAAGAGGAACACACAGGCATGGTTGTCATCGGATCAAGACAACACCCAGACGATCTTTACCATCATCTCTTAGAGAACCAAGCATGGGAAAGCATTGTAGACCGTGCGCATGATTTAGAAATACCACTAGAGGACGAAACCTTAGACCATACACCACACATGTTATGGGCAGAAAAACGTACACATAAGTGGTTAATAGAACAGTTAGCGTCAGCAGAGACAACAGGTGGTAGAAATATATTTGAAATGGTGTATCTTAATAAAGCTATACCTGACGGCATGAGTTTATTTACAGCAGAGAGTGTAGACGCGTGTTTAGATACATCTAGAAAACTAGGAGATATACCTCCGCATACTGCATTGATTGCAGGGTTAGATCCCGCAAGTACGGGGTATCAAGCAGCGGTGCTTTGGGCGTATAATGCAAAAACGCAACAAGTATGGCTAGTTGATGTCAAGAATGACCAGGGTGGTGGTATACAAAAAGCACATAACTTAATGAAAGAATGGTATGAAAAATACTGGTTAAGTCATTGGGTAATAGAGGAGAATGGTTTTCAACGTGCTATTGGACAAGACAGAGAGATTAGAAACTGGGCAGCAGC